GGTCAATGTGGGATATGAGTGTATACTGGGATGGCGGCAGTCTTAGTCCTGAATGGGATGATAGTTTAAAAACACCAGCAGGTATGTTAGCAAACAACCCATTAGGTTATGCATTGTTCAATACATACTTTGCCCCAGTGTTGAGCAAACCAGATTTTGCTACAATAGAAAGTATTTTTGGTGAAAATGATACAGGCGTGTCAGGATATGTTGTTGATGAATTAGTAGGCGGAACTCCGGAAGTAGCAGCTATTCCGGAAGTTCCGGGATCATCCGCTACTAATCCTAGTGCAACTTGCACTACTATTGTAGGTAACGGTGTACAAACTACAATATATCTTGACAATGATGGACTTAATTTAACAAATTTAGTTGATGGCGATGTAATTGCTGTAAGAAAATCTACAAGTGATGGAGCAATACAGTTAGATCCAACAAGTTATGATACACAAATTAACGGCGGAGATTTATTATATTCGTCGGCTACTGGTCTAAATGCTGAAGACATTGTTGTAGATGGTGACGGATTTGTTACGCCGACAACATCTAAAGGTCCAGAAGAACTTGTACCAGGACAAATACTTGATACGTTAGATATTAAAGTTTATACTAGAGATAGTGACGGGCAAGGACAAATCTTTAGCCAAAGCTATATTATGGATAGCACATTGACTTATAGTCTTGGCGCACTACCAAGCACTAGTGATGCAATATTTGTAAAATTAAACAATCAATTATTACCGAGCACAGATTATACAGTTAATTGGACAGACAAAACTATTACGTTTGCTAGTGCAACAGTAGGTGCTGAACTTAATATAGTAGCAGCGGCACAAGGAATACAAAGTATACTAGATTTTGGAACGTTAATTACTGACGGAACGTCAGAAGAATACACACTTCCTATCAAATATGTAGAAGGAATGCAAGTTTCTGTTACAGTTGACGGTACTCCTAAAACTGTAGATGTTTTAGAAACAGAAACAGTAGGATTATTTGCAGCTATTAGATTTGATGAGGTACAAGATGCAAATAAAACTATTCACTTTACAGCATTTGGTAATTCAGATACTGTAAATTATAGTCAAATTACTAAAGATACATTTACCGGTAACGGCACGTTAGCTGATTTTGAATTACTACAATCGCCGTTTTACTCAATTCCAACAGAACACAACTTAATTGTAAAAGTAAATAATACAATTTTAAAAGCAGGATACAATGTTGAATTTGTAATTCCGCAAGCAGGACAAAAAGAATTTGCTGTTGAAACATTCCAGCATCCGTCAGGAAGTCTTGAAGTTAATGATATTAAAGTATTCTTAAATGGAATTGAAAAAACTACACCAATTGACTGGAGATTTGAAATTTCAAATAGTAGTATTATATTTGCAGATGATGTAGGCGTCCCGGGAGATGTTGTTGATATATTTGTAATTACTGACGGTGATTATAGAGTTACAGGCAAAACGGTTACATTTGACACACCCCCTGCATTGGATGATACTATTGAAATATTCCAATTCTCTAATCACAATATAATTGACATTGATAGAATTAACTATGATGTTGTATCTAGAAAACTAATGTCTCCAGATGAATTAGATTATGTAAATTATATTAGATTAACAACTGGTGAAATTAGTTTACGCTCGCCTGCTCCTGATGCACAGTATGTTTGGGTATCTGTAAATAACGAATTGTTAACACCTAGTGTTGATTACTATGTTACTAATGACGGTATGAAAGTAAGATTAATTAGACAACCGTCAACTAACGATAAAATTGATGTTATACATTTTACTTCTCCTGTAAGTAAGCCTAAATTTGCATTTAGACAGTTTAAAGATATGTTAAATAGAACACACTTTAAGCGTTTAGATGCACCGGCTACTAAATTAGCAAATCCGTTAAATTATTATGATTTAAGAATTGAAGTAGAAGATGCAAGTATGTTGTCAGAACCAAATAAGCCTCAAAATTTACCAGGTATTGTTTTTATTGACGGCGAACGTATTGAATATTTTGTAAAAGAAGGTAATATATTACGTCAATTACGCAGAGGAACGCTAGGAACAGGAGTTAAAAACTTACATGCAGCAGGATCAAAGGTATTTGATCAAAACGTAAGTAAAACTGTTCCGTACACAGATGCTACAATGACACATACGTTTAGAGAAGAAGTTGACGGTGCGCAAACAACGTTTGCTATACCATTTACAGTTGATTCGGTTAATGAAGTTGAAGTATTTGTTGGCGGAATTAGACAAAGAAAAAATACGTTGGAGGTATTTGATCCAACAATAGCACTTGATAGTCCAGAAGGCGATGTTACACATTCGATTGATTTTACTATTAGTGCAAATGCGTTAATACTTACTAATGCGCCTGCAGAAGGAACAGCAGTAACAGTAGTGAAAAAACAAGGAAAAAGCTGGACAGAGTCGGGTGTATCATTAGGTGATTCAAAAAATGCAATATCTAGATTCTTACGTGCCGGCACAACAGAGCTACCTGAATAAATACAGTATAGGAAAATTAAATGAGCGACAACATGAAAGATACAAATGGAGTAGTAGTGCAAGGACACATTAAAATACATGATCCTGAATCTAAAAAAGTTTACGTTGACAAACGTAATGCAATTCACTATGAAAATATGAGTATTGCACTTGCAGAAAGTCTAAGCAATTCAGGACAAGGATTTATTAACAAATTAAGCCTTGGTAACGGTGGCACGAGCGTTGATCCTACTGGGGTAATCACATATCTAACACCAAACAGCACAGGTACTAATGCAGGTTTGTATAATGAAACATATTCAAAGGTTGTCGACGATAGAAGTGTAAACAATACAGACCCTGCTAGGAATAAATTAGAAACTAGGCATGTTGCAGGGACAAATTATACTGATATTATTGTAACTTGTTTGCTTGATTATGGAGAACCAAACGGCCAAGATGCGTTTGACACTGCCGCAGCAAGCGATAGTCCTTATGTATTCGATGAATTAGGATTGCGCAGCTACAGCACAACCGGCGAAGGAAGATTAATAACCCATGTTGTTTTCCACCCAGTACAAAAAAGTTTGAACAGATTAGTTCAAATTGATTATACTGTTCGCATACAGAGTTTGGCAGGGTAAAGGGAGTATATAGATGCCATATACAGTAAATTACACTGACATAGTTAACAAAGGTTCGATTATTGTTGAAGATAATACATTAAATGATGAAACAAGTTTAATGCTACCGGGCCGTAACACAACAGCATACGGTCAAGCAATTGCAGAAGACTTATTACACTTATTAGAAAACTTTGCAAGTCCTAATGCTCCAGCAAAACCTGTAGAAGGACAACTTTGGTATGACACTACACAAAACGTAGATCAGCTAAAAGTTTATGACGGTACTAATTGGGTTGCTAGTGGCGGCCTTAAAAAAGCAAGTGCAGAACCGGCAGTTGCAAATTCAAATGCAGGAGACCTGTGGGTAAACACAGAAAGTCAGCAATTATATTTGTTTACCGGTAGTACTTGGGTACTAGTTGGACCAGACTTTAGTGACGGATTATTAACAGGCGCAGCAGCACAGTCTATAGTTGGTACAGACGATGTTACTTATAGTGTGTTATCAATTAAAGTAAAAGATAAGCCGGTTGCTATTGTTAGTAGTCAAGCATTTACACCTAAGACATCTATTACAGGATTTAGACAAGGAATACAACCAGGAATAAATCTTGCAAATGAAGCAATTGTAGGATTACAAACATTAAAGTTTTATGGTATTTCAGAAAAAGCAGAAAACTTAATTGTTGGCGGCGACATAATACCTGCAAGTAATTTCCTAAGAGGTAATGCAGCAAGTACAACAGACTTCCAATTAAGTATTAAAAACAACGATGGCATTAAAATTGGTACAGGCGGTCAACTAAGTTTAGGTATTGACGGTGAAACTGGCATTATACAACATAATACTAGCGGTTCAAGTATTGACTTTAGATTACGTGAAGGTAATTTAACACCTACTGTATTAAGTATTAATAGTTCAGGCAATATTGGTGTAAACACATCAGCGCCAGAAGAGGCATTTGATCTTAAAGGTAATGCTAAAATTTCTCCTAAAACAGGTGAACCGGGCACTGGAGTTTTAAGTGTTGTTAATCCTTTAAATTCAACATCAGTAGGAACTGGTAGTATTGTTACAACAGGTGGTTTAGGTGTTGCACTGAACGCCTATATTGGTGGCGATGTAGATATAGGTGGAATTCTATATACAGGAAACATTGTTCCTGATTCTCCAAGTGTTAGAAATATTGGTACTGTCAATAATAAGTATGACCAAATTTATGCTACTACATTCTATGGAAATATTCAAGGTAACGTAAGTGGTACAGTTTCAGGAAGAGCTGGCTCAGCAGATAGACTAGCAAGTGCAACAACCTTTGCAGTTGCTGGAGATGTAAATCCTACTAGTTTTGAATTTGATGGACAAACAGGCGGAAGTACAAAAACGTTTAATATAAGCATTGCAAATAGTTTTGTTAGTAATAAAGAAACAGTTTTTGCGGCAGAAAATGCAGACGAACTATTAATAAACAGAACTACTGGCGTTACAGGTGCATATAAAATATCTAAACGTAATTTCTTAAAAGATATTCCGTTAGTACCCCCAGGCGCAATCATGCCATACGGCGGTGAAGAAGCACCAGCAGGTTGGTTATTATGCGACGGCACAGAAGTTTTAAAATCAGACTATAATGAATTGTGGTTAGCAATACAATACAACTTTAAAGATCCGTCATTGTTAAACAACAACGGAGTTAGTTCTTTTGCACTTCCTGATTTAAGAGGTAGATTTGCAATGGGACTTGATAACATGGGCGGCCCAAGTGCTAATCGTGTTACAGATATTGCTGCAGATGCAATTGGCGGGAACGCAGGGACTGAATCTAAAACAATTACTACTAATAACTTACCAGAACACGAACACGATCTAGAAGGTGAATCAGGAACACAGTTCTATGGTATACGAGTTGGCGCAGGCGAACCTGTTGACGACAATGCTATTGAACTTCCAATAGAACCTGGACTAGGCGGAACACAAGGTATCGCTTCAAGCGGCGGCATAAAAACTGAATCGTCAGTTGGCGATCCACTTGATGTTATGAACCCGTTCTTAGCAGTGAATTATATAATTTATACGGGGCAATAATAAATGAGTTATCAACTAAACAAAACAAACGGAACATTACTTACAGATTTAATTGACGGACAGATTGATACAAATAGTACTAATCTTGTTTTAGTTGGTAGAAACTATAGTGGCTACGGTGAATACTTTAATGAAAACTTTATTAAGTTACTTGAAAATTTTAGTAATACTGCTGCACCGAGTAATCCGTTACAAGGCCAAACTTGGTGGGATAGTGCAGAATCAAGATTAAAAGTTTATGACGGTAATGCATGGAAATCGTCAGGCGGTCCTTTTGTAGATGATACAAGGCCTCAAATGGTTGCAGGAGATTTATGGATTGATAATGAAAACAACCAAATGCATGCCTACGACGGCTCCGACTTAATTTTAGTAGGTCCGTTATATACAAAAAACCAAGGAGTTAGTGGCTTTCAAATTGAAAGTATACTTGATACACAAAGTAGATCACGTACAGTTGCTAATCTATATATTGGCGGCACTTTATCAGCAGTAATTAGTAACATTCAATTTACGCCAACCTATGCACAAAGAATTACAGGACTTGTTACAGCAGATAACCCAGATGGGATAATTTATCCAGGATTTAATTTAATTGATCCTGGTAATTTTAAATGGAAAGGTACAGTAGAATCTGCAAATGCTCTAGTTACATCTAGCGGCCAAGTTAGAACAGCTGACTCGTTTTTACCTTCTACAACTGACGGAGTTACAGTTGGTACATTAACCATACAAAACTCAGGTGGATTAACAATTGGACTTGGACAAAACCATGTGCAAAAAGTTGTTGGTCCAAGATTTTATTTTGAAAATCAGCTAACTGACCACGATATTAGTATGCGTGTAAAATCAACAGCATTTGGTTCTGTTAGTGTTGATGCAATATATGTAGATGCAAGTACAGCTAGAGTAGGTATTTTCAATAGAACAGATGCTGGCGATTTTAGACTACCTGAATATACATTTGATATTCAAGGTGATTTAAGAGTTACAGGTAATATGGTAATTGAAGGCGATACAACAAGTGTTGATGTTGCTACATTACGAGTAGAAGATAAAAACATTGAAATTGCTAAGACAGCAGACGGAACAACACTAACGGGTGCTAATGCTAACAATGCCGGCTTTGTATTAGATACAAGTGATGTAGGTCAAAAATTATGGACATGGCAAACAACAGCAAATGCATGGACATCTAATGTTAATATTGATGTTAGCGATACAACTAAAGCATACAAAATCGGCGGCGTAGATAAACTTACAGATGATACACTTGTAAATGTTACAAAAGCACTAGATTTAGACCAAATTGGTACACTTACAGTATTACAAGTTGATGAAATTAATATTAATAGTAAAACTATTAGCTCAACTAACGATATGATCTTAGCATCAACGTCGGGTATTTCTATAACAGCATCCGGTGACATTAATATTACTGACAGCCAAAAAATTACTGGCATGGCTGACCCAACTGCTGCACAAGATGCTGCAACAAAAAATTATGTAGATACACAAATATCTACTGAAGTAATAGCATTTAGTATGGACATTACTGGTTTAGGTGTAGGAGCAACATTAGAAAACAATGTTGCTGCTTATCTAGGAGATTTATATCCTGCTAATGCAAATAATAACGGAAAAATTGCTCGCATACATACAACATCATATGCAGGGGCTACGGTAGAAGGGGTTGATGTAGAATCAGCAAAGAATATTTCATTTATTCCTGTTGATTCTAATGGAACACAAAATGAATCAGTTGTACAAAGTGTTACATTTGCTGCTGAAGGTGCTAGTGGTACAGTTATTCTGTCACCAGCTAGAGCATTAATGCAGTATATATCAAATGGAACAGCTTGGGTAATTGACCAGCCGACATCCAACTATCCGTAAAAACGATAAATAATATAATAGCACTATTAGGGGTTACACAAGAATGGCTTATTCAATTGATAGATATAACAATACACTGTTAACAACAGTGGAGGACGGCACAGTTGATCAAACAACTGACCTTAAATTCATAGGTAAAAACTATGCAGGATATGGTGAAATTCAAAATGAAAATTTCCTATTTTTGCTAGAAAACTTTAGCGGAGCTAATGAACCAGCAAGACCATTAAGCGGTCAAGTTTGGTTTGATAGCGGTTCAAGTAAATTAAAGTTCTTTGACGGAACAAAATGGCGCACAACTGGCGGCGCTGAAATTGGTGCAACAGAACCTACAGGATTAGCAACAGGTGATTTTTGGTGGGATAGTGCAAACGATCAACTTTACGTATTTAATGGTGTAAGTTTTATTTTAATTGGTCCACAAAACGCAGGCGAAGGTGTAACCCAAATGCAAAGCCGAGAAGTTGTGGATGCTCAAGGCGGAACAAAAAGTATTATTACTGCTACAATTGAAGATGAAATTATATTTGTTATTAGCCCGCACGAGTTTGATTTAAACTCAAGTGAAACTGTTGTAAAAGGACAAGGCTATGATAGATTAAGAAAAGGTATTACACTAAAAAATACTAAAACAGCAACAGGTGGAGTTACAAGTACAGATCATTATTTCTGGGGTACAGCATCGAACGCATTAAAATTGGGCGGCATTGATGCAAGTAACTTTATTCAAACTTCAGATGGAAACATTCAGTTTACACAAGGTTTAGAATTACCAGATGCAGGTTTATTAGTCGGCGATTCAAATGATTTACATATTAAAATTGATGATAACGGTTATGATGGTGTTATTCAAAATGTAACTAACAATAGTAGCATTAAATTTAAAGTTACTACATCTGGCGGAACACTTACGCACGTAGCAACAATAAACGATAGTACAGTAGTACCAGCAGCGGATAATACATTTTCATTAGGATCAGCAAGTTTAGGCTGGTCTAATGTTTATGCAGCAAATTTTACAGGCGAAGCATCAACTGCTACTGCACTGAGAGTAGGAAGTGATTTCCGCACTTCGAGTGTTAGTGCATCAAATAATACAGTTGCAGTTAGAGATGCTACAGGAAACATTGCAGCAAACTTATTCCAAGGTACAGCAACTACAGCACGTTATGCTGACTTGGCAGAAAAATATTCTACAGCAGAAGAACTTGCTCCTGGCACAGTAGTTTGTGTTGGCAGAGGCGAGGCAGAAGTACAACCAGTTAATTCAGGTTGCATAGCAATTGGTGTAGTTTCAACTGATCCTGCACTAATGATGAATAGCGATGCAGATGGCCAGTACATTGGCTTAAAAGGCCGACTACCAGTACGTATTGTTGGTTCTGTAAATAAGGGCGATGCAGTATATGTCAACGATAACGGATGTGCAGGGACTGCAATAAACGGCGGTTCGTTAGTAGGTATTGCCTTAGAAGGTAGCAGCGACGAGGGTGAAAAGCTAATTGAATGTGTACTCAAAGTATAAGGAACAATAAAAATGGCCGTCGGCGACACTATTACAGCAGCAAGAATTAACAACTTACAATCTCGTATAGAACTTATTTTAGGAGCCGGCTCCGGACAAAATGGATACGGACAATCATTATCGAGTGCGCAAGTGGCAAATGATACAACCGCAACAGCAAATGACTTAAACGCTATATATACAGACATTCTTAAAGCTAGAGTACACCAAGTAGGTCCGGGAGACTTGTCAATAGCACAAGTTGTACAAAATTTAAACGTAATTGCCGAAGATGAAAGTTTTTTTGTAGATGATGATGGTGTAACCTCGGCAGATCCAGATGGTGCTAAAAAAGGTTTAGCAGACTTTGAATCACTTATGTCAACCGTTGAAAGCGACAAAGCACTAGTTGATTCAAGTCAAGCAACATTAGAAACAGGTATTAGTTCAGTTAGATCGTCAACATGGAACGGTTTAATTTATCATGAGTTTATTGCTACATTTAGCAGTGCTGATGAAAGACGTTATTTCTTTAATACAGGCGGTGAAATACGAATTTCATCAGCAAACACTAGTGCAGGAACTCCTAAAGGATTAGATTGGTCAGCGTTATGTACAAGTACAGGTACTATTAGATTTGGTTCAAATACTACATCGTCGACAGCCGGTGGCGGAACGTCAGTTGGTAACTTTGATTTAACCAGTAATTATCAAAATGTTTACAACAAAGTTGGTTCAGGAACAGGTTCAGGAATATATGCAGCTAATACATATACTGTTAAAGTAAGATCAGACATCGACACACGTATTATTTTTAGAATTGAATTTAATGATTTGGCAGTAGATAATGTAATTGATAATAACGTAGACGGAATTTTACGTAGCACAATTCAGCATTACAGAGCAACAGGTGATGTTGCTGTTGCTGCTCCAACATATTTTAATAGTGTTACACTTTCATAACATTATCTCTGTTGTAATTTCTAACTAAATACTAAAAATGAGAGATAATGCATGCCAACAGTTGTACAAGCCAGTAGATATAATAATTTAAGAGCGCGGGTAAACACCGTTCTTGGGGCTTCTACGATATCTGCTCCTCAATTTGGTTACGGACAAGGTATTACATCAAATTCAGTAATTGGAATAGCAGCAGTTACTGACCCAGTTGATGCTGACAAAATTCAAGCACAAGACTACGAAGATTTATATGTTGATATTGTACGTGCTAGATACCATCAAGTAGGATCTGCTTATTCTATTGATGATTTTGTTATAGGAGATTACGAAGCTAATCCTGCAACTGCTGACAAAATTGAAGAAGCATATATTACCGGATTAGAAAATTTAGCAACAAATCTTGAAACTGATAAATTTTTAGTTGATACTTCTCAACTAGCAATTACAGGATTTGTAGATGCTAATGGTGATGACATGTCAAGTGTACGAGATGGAATTTCAGGACCGTGGCAAGGATCAATTAGTCATATTTTTACAGTAGAATTCACCAACGCCGCAGCAAGGCGACATTTTTTTAACTCAGGCGGACAAATAAGATGTCAAGCAAGCGTTGAATATACAGGCAGTCAAGCAAAAACAGTTGATTGGCAAACAATTCTAAATAATATGGGGCAAATTTCATTTGCTGCAAATTCAACATATAGCAATTCTGGTGTAGGAACAGGATATCCTGTAGGAAATTACCAATTAAATAGCGCATATAGGCTTTGCTACTCTAAAAGCGGCGGCGCATTATATGCTAGAAATGATTATGAAATATATGTTAGAGAAATAAGCCAAAACGTAATACAATTTAAAGTAACATTTGTTGATGGACAGCCCAACGATCCTACATACGGTATTGATGAAAGTGTTTTAGGCGATTTTGAAAGTTCAATATTGCTTGCTGCACCTACTGGTTCAGTAAACATCAATGGAACAGTATACGATACTGTTGTTTACCAAGAAGCGTTGCCAGTTGGCGCAACTATTTCTCCTTTATAGTCACTATTAGCTTGACAACTCCAAAAAACTGTTATATACTAATATAATATCATTAGGAGTATTACTATGGACGAACGTCTTGAAAAAGCATTAGATTTTTCAAATTACATGATCACACTAAACAACCAAAAAAGATTACTTCGAGAAAAATTTGAAGAAGGGTTGCTGTACTTTTATGCTGGATCTCAATTTACAATTACTAAAGAATTAATTAATTTTTGTAAAGCAATGGACGATGCAGACCAAGATAGTATAGTACTAATTGACGACCATGGTAATCCTGCATTAATTGAAAATATTGAAGACTTTTACGGAAAAATACTTGCGCAATATTTTGAAACAGCCAACTCCTATCATGCAGGATATATTTCATTAAAGAAAAATAGAAGTGTAGAAAAGTTAGTCGAATATGAGCAAGAGTAAAGGTGTTTTTCTTTTTGCTAAAAACAATGGTCAACTAGATTATGTAAAACAGGCAGTTTTTCTAGCAAAAAGAATTAAAAAATATTTAAATGTCCCTGTTTCTCTTGCAACAGACAGTCCTGTATATTTAGAAGAAACGTATGGTACTGATGATTTTGATAAGGTTATAAAATTAGATTATACTGACGAACGTAATCTACGCTACTTCTATGACGGTGCAATGTCAAAAAAGAAGGGCGGATTTAAAAATGCAAATCGTGCAAGTGCATATGAATTATCTCCGTATGATGAAACACTACTATTAGATACTGATTACATTATATCTAATAATTTACTAGCATCAGTATTTGAATCTGATGCAGACTTTATGATATACAAAAAATCAAGTGATATTTCTCAAGCTAGAAATGAAGACGAGTTTCAAAAAATTGACGATGTTAGTGTTGATTTTTATTGGGCAACTGTTGTGTTTTTTAAAAAAACAGAAACTAATAAAAAGTTTTTTGATTTAGTTAAGCACATCGAGGACGAGTGGCATCATTATAGAAGAACATATCAAGTTAAGTCACATCTTTTTAGAAATGACTTTGCATTTAGCATCGCTATTCATATAATGAATGGATTTCAGCTAGGCAGTTTTGCTAAAGAGTTACCTGGCACAATGTTTTATACTGCCGACTTAGATATACTTTGGCAATTAGATGACGATGAAATGATGTTTCTTGTAGGCAAGGAAAACTACTTAGGCGAATATACTACAGTACGAACAAAAGGACTAACGGTTCATGTTATGAATAAGTTTAGTTTAACACGGATGATTGATATGGAGTTAGCAAATGAATAGAGGAATAGTTGTATTAGCTCAAAATAATGAAACAGATAATTATGTAGATCAAGCAATTTTATTAGCAATGAGTTTGCTAGTACATAATCCTGATACAAAAATTAGTTTAGTTACAAACGATGAAGTATCAAACCCAAATGTATTTGATCAAATTATTCCAATTCCTTACGGAGATCATGCTGAAGATAGTGACTGGAAAGTAGAAAACCGTTGGAAATTGTATCATGCTAGTCCTTACGATGAAACTATCGTAATGGACACAGATATGTTAGTATTACAAAATATAGATGTATGGTGGGATTTTTTATCAAACTATGAATTATTTTTTACTAACAATGTGTTAACATATAGAGGAACTTCTGCAAATACACAATTTTATAGAAGAACGTTTATTGATAGCAATCTTCCTAATTTGTTTAGCGGATTTCACTATTTCAAAAAATGTGAGTTTGCACAAGACTTTTATGCATGGTTAGAGTTAGTGGTTAACAATTGGGAAACGTTTTACGAACAACAATTAATGCCACAGTCTCGGCCGCAACAAGTTAGTATAGATGTATGTGCGGCAATTGTTGCAAAAATTTTAGATTGTGAAGATGAAATTACTAATAGTATTTCATCAATACCTACATTTGTACACATGAAAGCACACTGTCAAGACTGGAAAGAAATAGAAGCTTCGTGGCTAGATAAAGTTGGATTTTATATTTCAAAAGATTGCAGTATTAAAATAGGAAATTTTTTACAAAATGGCATATTGCACTATACAGAAAATAGTTTTTTAGAAAAGACTCCAGTAGTTGAGCGTTATAGGAGTTTAGTAAATGTCTGAACTAGCAAGTTTATTAAGAAAATTAAAAGTAGAAGCTGTTTCAAATGATGCATATATCTATTATGAAAAAGAAACTGGATCAGTTAAAAAAGTTAGTAATAGAAAATACGATTCAGACGAATACGAAGTATTAACAGTCACTCAAGATGAAGCAAAACCGTTACTTCAAGGAGAGTTTAGGCTTGATGAGTATATTATTGCATATGATGTTTCACTCAAAGATAGAAAATTAAAACGTAAAACATATGAAGATCAAAATAAAATTGCATCAACACTATGTTACGAATTACCATTAATAAAAAACTATAACGATGGACATAGTTCGCTCGAACCAGCATATGACGGTGTTGATGTTTATATATGGGCAATTGAAGGCGAATATGTAAAAGATCAAATAGTATTTTATGAAAATAATGTTTACAAACTTTTAGAAGATAACGATGAAGGTCAAATATTTGGTAACGCAGAGCTTTTTGTAAAAGATGTACTATTAACAGATATGTCAACAGTTACACATGATTTACAATTTTTAACAATGCAGCCCGAATATGAAGGTGTACATGTTGATGTTTGGTATGACGAACTACCGCATACAGAAGGTCAACATGTTTGGCATCAAGAAACAGTTTATAGAATCAAAAAAGATCAAAAAGCAGAAACCAAATTTAGAAAAGCAAATTGTGAAATTATCGTAGAAGATGTTATTTTATATGCTGATGAAAACAAGTGCTTAAAAGTTATTGACCCTAAGGATCTACAATCAGGTATGATTGTATTGAGTAATAATAAAATTTTTAGTATTAGATATGCTTCTGAACAATTTGAAAAACAACAAGAAACTTCTTTTTGGAGAGAATCTAATAGACATTTGATTGTTTGGGACTCAAAAGAACTTTTAAAATTTGATTCATTAAATAAGAAAACTTTGTTTTACGAGACTGGACATACTGTAGTAAGTAAGGACTCTTTAGAAAATGGACAATTAGTACTAGTAGGTACAAGGATTTATAATTATAAGACTAATAAGGATTATGACGTTATTATCCAACAAAACTTTATTGATAAATGCTGGACAATTATACTTAATCCTTATACTAAAGCATTTTTAAACACTAGTGGTTATTCTATTAATGACAAACTATACTTTAGTGTAACAGAAAAATATGATCCTAATATTCTTTATAGAACTTTGGAAATAAATGCAGAAGAATTACTTTGGGCAAAGCCAAAAACTATACCTTTCATATATGACAGCGAACTAGATGGAGTTAACGTAAGTATATACACAGCAAAATATTTTGAACACTATGCACATGAGGTGGTACAGTAAATGAGTAAATTTAAGCCCATTGATTATGACATAATTTATTTGTCTTATGACGAGCCAAACGCAGAAAAAAACTATGCAGACTTATGTCAAAAAGTACCATGGGCTAAACGTGTACATGGAGTAGAAGGCTCAGATGCTGCACACAAAGCCTGTGCGAGATTAAGTGAAACAGATAGATTTATTACAGTTGACGGCGACAACAGAATACGTGCAGAATTTCTAAACCAAGAAATTGATTTTACTGAACATGTTGATTTACAAAATGCTGTTATTAGCTGGTGCGGAAGAAATGAAATAAATGGATTAATGTACGGTAACGGTGGTATTAAATGCTGGCCAACTGATTATGTGTTAAATATGCGAACACATGAAAATGCTGACCCTAACAATGCACATGCACAAGTAGATTTTTGTTGGGATGCACAGTATATACAAATGAATAGTGTTTATTCAGACGTATTTAATAATGAAACACCAGGACAAGCATGGAGAGCAGGTTTTAGAGAGGGTGTAAAACTTGCTACTGATCGCGGCGTAAGAATTACACCCCAAGAGTTTAAAGATAATCATTGGAGATGTTTGCATTGGTTATATATTTGGTCTATGGTAGGTGCAGATGTTGACAATGGCCTTTGGGCAATCTATGGCGCACGAGAAGGTCTGTATAAAACAATGTGTACAGATTGGGATTATGTGCAAGTAAGAGACTTTAAATACCTAAATAGTCTTTGGGACGAAGTTGAACCAAGGGTTTCAATGGAAGGACTACAAGATTCCATTGAAGATTTAGGCAATAAAATCCTAACTAACTTAGATATTCCTATTGCAGAACAGCCGTTAAACGCTAAACAAAGTAAATTTTTTAAATCAGTTTATCAAAATCCTTCAAGAACTGATAATCAAAGATTTATCGAAGAACTAAAGGACGTATAATGGGTGACGTTTTAACCGGATATAAGAGTGTAAGAGAAGAACTTAATAATATTAGTTGTTCTATGTGCCTTGCCAAATGGAAGCAAGTTACACTTCACTTACAAACAGGTCATACGCACAGTTGCCACCACCCAGCAACACATAAAATACCTTTAGAAGAAATTGAAGTAGATCCTAGTGCGCTACACAATACTAGTTTTAAAAAGCAACAACGTGCTAAAATGCTCAAAGGTGAACGTCCAGAAGAATGCGACTATTGCTGGACAGCAGAAGACTCGTCAGATGGCTCTACATTTAGTGACAGAATAACTAAAAGTGCAGAAGATTGGGCTTGGCCTGAGAAAGATATTATTGCAAAGAGCTCTCCAGATGAAAATACAAATCCTAGCTATGTAGAAGTTAGTTTTTCAAATGCTTGTAACTTTGCGTGTACATACTGTTCACCTGAAATTAGTAGTACTTGGATGCAAGAAATACAAAAGCACGGCGGGTATACTGGCACTACATATAATTTTAATAATTTAGAATGGATTGCACAAAACGGTAAAACACCGATTCCGCATAAAGATCCAAATCCTTATGTTGATGCGTTTTGGAAGTGGTGGCCAAAGTTGTATCCAGACTTACACACATTTAGAATTACTGGCGGCGAGCCGTTGATGGCAAAGGATACTTTCAAAGTTTTAGATTATATTATTGAAAACCCTAATCCTAACTTAGAATTAAACATAAACAGCAATCTTTGTGTACCAGACGGTTTAGTTGACAAGATGATAGAAAAGGCTAAACGCATTCAAGGTGAAGGTTTAATCAAAGATTTTAAAATTTATACTAGTGCAGAAGCTTATGGTAAACGTGCTGAGTATATCAGACACGGTATGGATTATAACCAGTGGATTGATAACTGCGATAAAGTTTTAACAGAAATACCAGATTGTAAAATTACAAATATGGCAACATACAACTCATTAAGTTTGTCTAGTTATCAAGATTTAATGAAAGACTTGTTAGACTTGCGTAAAAAACATCACACTGACCCTGCAAAAAGCCATGCAGTAAGTTTAGATGTTAGTTATTTACGTTGGCCACCGCATCAATCAATACTAATAGTACAGAATGAAAAATATTTAAAAATGCTTGAAGATCAAGTAACATGGATGTTTCAAAATAAAGAACATAGTCATTGGCCTCCATTGTGCGGTATTGGAATGTATGATTATGAGATTAATAGATTACAAAGGATATATTGGGTAATGCAGCAGAGTCCTAAGCACATTAAAGAAAAGGATCTTATTGAAGGAAGAAAAAACTTCGTTGCATTCTTTGATGAACATGACAAACGTAGAGGAAAGAACTTCTTAGAAGTATTTCCTGAAATGGAAGATTTTTATTGGGAGTGTAAAACGTTATGAGTAAAGGACTATTTGATTGGCGTAAAAGAGTACTAGACTCAGTTAGTCCTAGCTTCTGTGCTGCTAAATGGCTTAATGCAACTATCCATTTAGGTCATGGCATGACACATAGTTGTCATTTGCCTATTCCTCATCCTATTGATAAGGAAGAAATTAAAACTAATCCTAGTGCGTTGCATAATACAGCACACAAAAAGAAACAACGTGAGCGTATGATCAAAGGTGAACGACCACCCGAATGTGAATACTGCTGGAAAATTGAAGATATTGGTAGAGATAATATTTCTGATAGAGTATATAAGAGTCAAATATACAAAGAAAAAGACATCATTGCAATTTCAAAAAATGATCCATATGAGGATGTTATTCCAAAAACATTAGAAATTAGTTTTGATAGAACGTGTAACTTAGCGTGTAGTTATTGTAATTCAAGTTATAGCACTACATGGGCACAAGATATTAAAAAGAATGGCCCGTATCAACAAATGAAATCAGACGGTGCAGGCGCATACCACCATGACGGCGAATGGACCGAACCGTACGGAAAGTTTAACGAAGGTAATCCTTATGTAGAAGCATTTTTTAAATGGTGGCCTCAATTAAGCAGTGAACTAGAAGAACTTAGGATAACTGGCGGCGAAGCGTTAGTAAGTCATCAGTTTTGGAACTTTGCAGAAGTTGTAAAACAAAATCATGCTCCTAATTTAAGAATTGCAATTAATTCAAATCTTATGGTAAAAGATGACTTAATACAAGACTTAGTTGATTTTACTAAACTTGATAATTATAAAGAGTTTGACTTGTTTACCAGTTGCGAAGCTACTGGATTGCAAGCAGATTATATAAGAGACGGACTAGAATATAATACTTGGAAAGATAACTTAGAATATGTTATTAGTAATGGACGTTTAAGATGTGCAACAATCATGATGACTATTACAAGTTTAAGTTTGTTTAGTATTACAGAATTTTTAGATGACATGGCAGAATTAAAGGCAAAATATGCACCTCATAAACCTGCTGTCGATTTAAATATTTTACGTTGGCCAAGTTTTATGAGCCCGTTAGCATTGCCTGATCATATTAAGGATCATTGCAGAGAAAAATTAGAAGCATGGTCAGAAGAAAATAAATTAAATCCGTTATTTAATCCAGGTGAAAGAGCACAGATACAAAGATTAATAGATTACATTGAAGTAGTAGATAAACCACATAGACGTACGACCGAAGACAAAGATAAATTGCAACACGATTTTAAAAGTTTTTATGCACAATATGATAAGCGTAGAGGTAAGGACATAGGTGTATTTCCAAAGATACTTACTGATTGGTTAGATACTATCGATTTAGACAATACTATTCCGGTAATAGAAATGCATGAAGGGAGCATCACACACTATGACGACTGATAGAAAAAAATATTATTTTGCATGGGACAGAATGCCCTTCAATAAAAAGGGAATACGAACTCCTGATCGTAATTTAATGGATGCATGGTTTGATGGACGTTACATCTTATGCAATCAATTTCTAAAAGAATATTGTAGGCATGTTGGAGACTATGAAGATGTATCACTACGCGATGCTAAAAAATTAAAGTTTATATATGAAATTGGCACATCAGGACCTCCAGCAAATTGGTTAGGAGGATATGACTCGCCAAGACATAATTTATTTGATTTGTTACACATACATAGGCCTATTGTAGTGCAGTCAATGCGTAAGCGCAGAGCAATTTTACACATTGATCAAGGATGGGAAGGATTTCCTTTAATAGAAAGTAAAGTGTTAAAGAGCGTCGGTATTCCAAGAGATTATTATGATGTAATTTATACAAAATGTGAAGAATATAAAATTCCACCCTCACAAATTATTATTACAACATCAAACTTATTAGAAAAACAAGTACACGAACAGCACTACGGCAATAGAAAAGAAAAAATTAATATTGTACCTTCTATTTCTTTTTGCGGTTTGTTAAAATATCAAAACGGACAAGATGCTATTTCTTTTGAAGAACAAATTGAATACAAATCAAAAGCAAAGGAAATGAAAAGTTTTAGCTGTTTGAATAGAGTTACTCGGCAGCACAGAATGACGCTAGGCGTTATGCTTAATTATTATGAGTTACTAGATCCTAAAATAAGCGACTTTAGCCATTCTGCACATTTAGGAGGACATCCTAATCAATCAGCTGAATTAATAACACATAGACACGCAATACCGCCTGACTGGGATCCGCATCCTGCATTTACTAGAGGAAATGCTAATAATTTTATTGAAAAACTACCGTGTGTGTTAGATCAAAAAGATTTTAATCAAAATCATGTTTGGACAATGTTTAAAGATACATATCTAAGAACATGGTTTAGTCTTATTTCCGAAACAGCATTTAATGAAGAACATAAAACAACATGCTTCTTATCAGAAAAAATATTCAAACCGATGCTATGTCATCAACCGTTTGTACTTGTTGGTCATCCAAACTCGCTTGCATGGCTTAAAAAATTAGGATTTAAAACTTTTGATAAATGGTGGGACGAAGCATATGACGGTATGATTAATCCTACAAATAGAATGCAAGCTATTATGGATTTAACTGTACAACTAACTAATAAATCTGATTCAGAATGGTTAGAAATGTACAAGGATATGAAAGAAGTATTAGAACATAATTACAATCATCTAGATACGATGAAAGGCATAGACTATACGGACGCACTTAATGAAATACAATAGATTTTTTGCTTTTGGTTGCAGTTATACGCATTATATTTGGCCGACTTGGGCAAATATAATTGCTAGAGATACTGGCTTGCCCTTTCAAAATTGGGCAAAGTCAGGTGCAGGCAATGTATATATTCATCATAAAATGGTTGAAGCAAAAATTAAAGAAAATATTAACGACGACGATCTAGTTATAGTTAATTGGACATCTTGGCATCGAGAAGATAGAGTTAATCTAAACGGTCATTGGATGTTAGGTGGAAATATCTTTAATAATAATAGTAACTATGATAAACGCTTTATAAAAAATTACCATTCTATATATAACGATATAGTAAAAAATGCAACGGCAATTATTTCTGGAAACCATGCAATAAAAATAGCATACCAAAGTCATATGATTGATTATGAAAATATGGTTGAATATCCAGGTCTAAATCAATTACATGCCGACGAACTTTCAGCTAGGTATTCATATTTCAATGATGCTTTACCAGAGAAAAAAATATTTGATCAAAGAGATCATACATCCTTTAGCGGAGCATCTCAAGGCCTTGATCAGCATCCCGATATATTAGGGCAATTAGGACATGCAAAGCAAATTTATAACGATTTAGGTTGGGAGCTAAAACAAGAAACTATAGATTATTATAACATAATGCAAGAGCGTATTGGTAAACGTATACCAAGAAAAAATTATTGGCAGGAAATTGGCGGCAGAATTGCAAAAATTTATTCGCTTGAAGATTTTTAAATAAATAATAAACTACGCATATTATAGGAGTTTTAAATGAAGGTTGGTTTTATAGGCATCGGCAAACTTGGGCTACCTTGTGCAGAAGCAATTGCACAAAAAGGACACGAAGTTGAAGGGTATGATGTTGCAAAAGTTACAAGTGATGACATTACAGTTGTTGACACAGTAAAAGATGTTGTAGCAAATAAAGAAATTGTGTTTGTAGCAGTTCCTACTCCTCACGACCCTGCATATGATGGCAGAGCTCCTACTGCACATCTTGATCCAAAAGATTTTTCTTACGATATTGTAAAAAAAGTTTTAACACAAGCAAATGAACATATGAATAAAGACCAGTTACTTGTACTCATTAGTACAGTGTTACCTGGCACAGTTAGGAACCAGTTAGTTGAACTTACGGACAATTGTCGTTTTGTATATAATCCTTATCTTATTGCAATGGGCTCTGTGGCATGGGACATGGTCAATCCCGAAATGGTCATGATTGGTACAGAAGACGGTACTGAAACTGGAGATGCAAAACAACTTGTAGATTTTTATAAAACAGTAATGGAAAATAATCCACGATATGAAATTGGCACTTGGGACGAATGTGAATGTATTAAAGTATTTTATAACACATTTATTAGCACAAAGATCGGTCTTGTTAACATGATACAAGATGTTGCACAAAAACAAGGCAATATTAATGTAGACATTGTTACAGAAGCACTAGCACAAAGTACAAAACGTATTATGGGTCCGCAGTACATGACAGCTGGTATGGGCGATGGCGGAGGATGCCATCCGAGAGATAATATTGCTTTACGTTATATGGCAAGTGAATTAGGACTAGGATACGATATTTTTGATGCAATAATGAATGCAAGAGAAATCCAAGCAAAAAATATTGCATTAGAACTTGTAAAATATGCAGAAGAAACAAACTTGCCAATCTTTATTCACGGCAAAGCATACAAACCTGGTGTAGAATATTGCGACGGCAGTTATAGTTTACTAGTAGGACATTATGTTGAAGAGCAAGGACATCGTGTTACGTATATTGATCCTCTTACAGGTGATGATGTGGAGTTGGGTATGCCCGGCATTATATTACTTGCGCATAGTGCAAGTACAACATACAAATATATGCAAGAAGAAGGCGACAGTGCTGATAAATTGTATTGTAAAATTCCATCAAACAGTGTCGTAGTAGATCCGTGGAGGAACTTTAGTTGCGATACATCTAAAGTAATACACTACGGTAACACGAGACATGGATAATTATGTACGACATTGTATTCATAAGCTATCAAGAACCTAATGCAGATGAAAATTTTACTAAACTAAAGGAAAGATTTCCAATGGTAAAACGTGTGCATGGTGTAAAAGGATTACATCAAGCACATATAAACGCAGCTAAAAAGTGTTTTACTAATATGTTTTGGGTCGTAGATGCTGATGCAATTATTCTAAACGATTTTAACTTTGAATATAATGTACCTGATCATCAACTTGACCACGTACACGTTTGGAGGACTCAAAATCCAATTAACGACCTAGTTTATGGCTACGGTGGTGTTAAACTTCTTCCTAGAAAACTAACTTTATCTGTAGACATTAACAGTGCTGATATGACAACTAGCATTAGTAAAAATTTTATGGCAATGCCAGATGTATCAAATATTACAGCATTTAACACAGATCCGTTTAATACATATAAGTCAGCATTTAGAGAATGTGCAAAGCTAAGTAGTAAAGTTATTAAAGGGCAACATGACGAAGAAACAGAAAAACGACTTGAAACTTGGTGTACAGTTGGCAAAACTAGACCGTATGGTTTATACGCTTTGGCCGGTGCTGCTAGTGGCCGCAAGTTTGGGATGGCTTCTGGCAGCAATATTGCACTTATTAATGACTTTGACTGGCTAAAGGATCAGTTTGATGCAGCTAGTTTCTAGTATTAAGACAGTTCATGTTGAGCTAACTGATAAATGCCAAGCACAATGTCCAATGTGTGCTAGAAACTATCATGGCGGAGCAACCCGTCCATTCATACGTAATGGCGATATGAGTATTGAACAATTTAAAGAATGGTTTCCTAAAGAATTTTTAGCACAATTAGATAACTTTTATAGTTGCGGTAACTACGGCGATCCAGCATTTGCAAGTGATTGTTTAGAAATATATTCATATGTGCGCGAATGTAACCCTACTGCAAGATTAGCATTGCATACTAACGGAGGTATGCGTAACCCTACATGGTGGTCAAAGTTAGCACAAGCAATAGGAACACAATCTAATAGTGAAGTAGTATTTGCAGTTGACGGCTTTAAAGGAAAGCACGAGTTATATCGCAAAAATACAAATTTTGATAAAGTAATTGCTAACATGAAAGCATTTATTAGTGCAGGAGGCAAGGCAAGAGTTGATAGTTTAGTATTTGCACATAACGAACACGAAGTAGACGAACTTGAAGAATATATATTAGGTTTAGGAGCTCAGGCCATAAACTTTGTAAGTACTACAAGATTTTATGAAATGTCAGAGTATGAAGTACACGACGATCAAGGCAATATAGAATACACAATTAAGCCTGCAAAAACTGAACGTTTTAAAAAGACTCCAAACAAAACGCTGGTTAATTTAATAGATAAAGAATATAGAGACAGTGTTATTTCTAATACAACAATTGATCCTAAGTGTGTAGACGAACAAGGGATATATGTAGATCCATATGGTAGTATTTTTCCGTGTTGTTGGATAGGGGGCGATTATTTAGAACAACCTATTGAAGAAAAGTTACCAATACACTATCTTAGAAATCTAAGTGTTGAATTTTCAAAACAGATGATGAAAGATATACGTGTTGAAAATTGTAGTACAGGGATATTAAACAATAAAAATACAAAATTATTTAAGAGACTAGACACATATTGGGAAGATGAAAATAAGTGCTTGACATGTGCTAGACAATGTAGTAAACTAGTATATAACTCTAATAGAAAGTATGAATTTGAATAGTTACGATAAAATACCATGGACTGATATAACCAGTTTTGGACAGCAAACGATGCTTAAGAGCCATCTTTTTACGGTCTCATGGATATTGGCTAGATTTTGTAATTATTCATGCAGTTATTGCTGGCCATACGCTAGATCTAGTACCCCAGATCACCAAGATTTAGAAATTTACTTAAAGGCCTTAGATAGTATCAAAGCACAAGCTCGCGCAAACGGCTTTACAGACTTCCATTTTAGCTTTAGCGGCGGCGAACCTACAGCGTATAAGTACTTTGGGGAGATCATAGATCATTACTGTAGTGATACAGCACCCGATTACCAAAGTATCCACATGACAACCAATCTTAGCCCGGGAAGCAAATGGTGGAACAAATGGTTAGAAAGTACTAAAACTCTGCACCGCAGAAGTATAACAGCAAGTTACCATGCAGAATTTGCAAATGAACAGGAGTTTGGAGATAAATGTCTCCAATTAATAGACAATGAAACATTCGTTACAATTAATCAAGTTATGGTTCCGGAACAGTTTGATGAACTTTATCAACGTCTTGAACGATTTGCCTCCAGAGGTATTAATGTCACTCTCAAGCCCCAATCCGATCCTAGTGCCTCCTACGTTGTACACGGA